TGAATGTAGCCAAAATAAAAAAAGGGGAACTTTCGTTCCCCTTTTTTATGTGCTCAATAGTGTAGGACTATTGAACTATCTCGTACCTACTTACGAAATAAACCCACCAACACCAACAAGGCGACGAGTCCAGCGAAACCAGATTCGCCGAATGTGTTTATGATTGATGTCAGGTTACCAATAACGTTGACGCCGAAGATACCACTTCCAAAGATTACTTCAGATATAGCACCTATGGCTACAAGAGACATCATTAGGTGAGCTAAGTCATCTATATATCCCTTTACCATTGTTATGATTTCCTTCATGTTTATTCTCCGTTAGTTAACAAAAAAAGGAGTTTTGTATAAACAACTCCTTATTAATAATTATAAGTGTATTTAATAATAATTCTTGATATATATTTATATATCGGATTTTTAGGTTATTTTATATTTATATATGAATCAAACTATTTTAGGTGCATTATGAGCATAGACTACGAAATCTTTGAAGGTAAATCGTTATCATCACTTTTTGAAGATATATACAAAAATACAGAATACAATAGAAAACAACTTGATGTTTTAACTAGAGAACTCACTAAATTTATTAAAGACGGAGACACTGCTGTACAGATAGTACCAATGATAAAAGAGTATTTAGAAATAAATGTCAAAAACGATGACCAACTTGTCAAGTTAGCTGGTATTGTTCAAAGACTTATTTCTGCAGAAGGTAAGGTTGGAGCAGAAGATGAGTATGGGTTATCAGATGAAGAAAAACAACAATTACTTAGTGGTATAGAAGATACCATAAAAGACATACAAACAGAATCAGACAATATACATAGTAAAATAGAAAAAAATATTAAGGTAAATTAAATGGCTTGGTGGCGTGTAACAAGAAAAGATGTAAGTACTAGTATACCATTTCCTCGTGTACCAACACAAGAACAAATAAGTTCTTATATTAAAAAAGTTTTACGTAATGTGGTAGCTGGTGAATTTTTTGAATTAGAAACTATGGAAGTTACTAAAACAGATTTAGATGGATGGACACAAGGTGCTATACTAGGTACATTTATAAATGAACCAACACAAGAAATATTGGGTGGTGCAGTTATACCATTATTTCCAAACATGAAACACATTCCATTGATTGGAGAACACGTTCTTGTAGGAGAGTACAATAGTCAACATTATTATTTTGGTATCGTTAATAGAAAAAATTTAATCAACGAAAATGCACAACCTGGTATTGCAAGTACAAATACAGGTCTTACAAAATACGGAAAAACTTTTGAAAGTAAAGATATTAGACCTGTAAAATTAAATGAGGGTGAAATAGTTCATAATGGTAGATTTGGTCAATCAATTAAACTTGGTGGTTATACAGATAACAATAGACCTTATATAAAAATACGTTGTGGTCAAAGACCTTTATCAAAAGAAGAAAGAGGAAATTATGGTGTACCAATAGGTGAGGATATAGAGAGAGATGGTTCATCTATTTATTTATTAGATAGTGGTTTACCATTTAATGCTCAAACTGATTCAGAAAAGTTTGATGGTGAACAAATAAATGGAAAAAAAATACTAATAAAATCTGATGGTATATTTATTAGTGGTAGAAGTAATTTAAAATTTAAGAGTGTAAACAATATTAAAGTAGATGCTCCTAATTTTAATGTTAGTGGTGATGAAGTAAAATTAGGTAGTATCCAAACCGCAGAATTACAACCAGTTGTAAAGGGAGATGAATTGAAAGAATTTTTAAATAGTATGTTGACGGATATAGATTTATACTTTACAAATGCAATGTCAGCTATTACGCCAGGTGGAGTAGTTGCAACAGGTGGAGCAGCTGCATCTCCTGTTTTTAAAGCAGGTATAGCTCAGATAAAGTTAAAATTACAGTCAAACCAAATGTTAAGCACAAAAGTAAAAACAAAGTAGGAGTAATCATGAATAAGAAACAATTTATGAAAATAATAACAGAAGTAGTTCGTAAAGAAGTGAAAAAAGAAGTAAAAAAGATATTTATTAAGGAAGAAACTTCAAACAACTTAGTTGATATTATTCCAGAAGTTTTAGAACCAAAAGAAGAAATTCAATATACTAAAAACAAAAGTTTAAATGATGTTTTAAATGAAACTGTTGGACTTAGTAAATCTCAAAAAGAATCTGCAGATTATCCAACTTTAGGTGGTGAAGCATTTAATTCTTCAAAGATATCTGAGATGATGGGATATGGAAAATCAGAAGATATGAAAAGAGATATGGTAGCAGTTGATACTATAAAGAAAGCTGGGAAGTCTTTGGAACAAGTACCAGACCATGTTACAAATGCTTTAACAAGAGATTATAGTGGATTAATGAAAGCTATAGATAAGAAAAAGGGAGGGCCTTTATAGATGTCTGAAAGTGCACTTGAAATTGATTTAGATCCAAGAAAATATGTTGGTTTATCTTTTCCATTAAGAGCAGATAATAATAACGATTTTGCTTTAACTAAAAACTCGTTACAACAAGCTCAACATAATTTAAAAAATTTATTGTTGACACAAGTTGGTGAAAGATTAGGTCAACCTGAATTTGGCAGTAATCTGAGGGCAATATGTTTTGAACCAGATGATGGTAATCTAGCAGGAAAATTAGAAGATGAAGTTAGAAGATCGGTAGCACAATGGTTACCTTATGTTAATGTACAAGAAGTAAATACACTAACTGATGCTGCAGATAAGAATCAGGTATTTGTAACAATAACATACTCTACTACTCTTAATGCTGATACATTAGAATCAATAACATTAGATGCAGGCTACACCGCTACAACTTATTAATAGGAAAATAAAATGGCTCGTACAACAGTAAAAAAGAATGTAGTAAAAACAGTAAATTATCTCAATAAAGATTTTGATGATTTTAGAACTAATTTAATTGAATTTGCTAAACAATATTTTCCAAACACATATAATGATTTTAATGAAGCATCACCAGGTATGATGTTTATTGAAATGGCTGCTTATGTTGGTGATGTACTTTCTTACTATATAGATTCTCAATTTAAAGAATCTTTATTAGCGTACGCTGAGGAGAAACAAAATGTATATAATATAGCACAATCATTTGGTTATACACCTAGAACTACTTCAGCTGCAGATGTTGTCTTAGATGTATTTCAAACTGTACCTGCATTAAATGACAATGCTGATTTTAGATACGCTCTTAACATACCTGCTGGAACCACAATAAAAGCTTCATCAAATGGTACGGTATTCAGAACATTAGAAGATGTTAATTTTAAATCATCAGACTTATCTAATAAAATAGAAGAATCAATTTTTGAAAGTGACGGTGGTGTACCCACTAAATTTTTGTTAAAAAAACAAGTCAAAGCACAGAGTGGAGCAATAACAACAGAATTTTTTGATTTTGGTTCAGCCGAAAAATATTCACAATTAAAATTATCAAATGAAGATGTTATAGAAATTATTTCTTGTACTGATAGTGATGGAAATAAATGGTACGAAGTGGATTCTCTTGCAAGAGACACAGTATTTGACGAAATGGAAAATAATACAGACAACGATCCAGCAGCAGCAGTTGATGGTAAAACAGCACCTTATATATTAAAATTAAAAAAGACATCTCGTAGATTTACAACATTTATAGATGAAAATGATAAAGTAGTTTTAAGATTTGGTGCTGGTATATCTGATAATCCTGACGAAGAGGTGATACCTAATCCAACTAGTGTTGGTTCTAGTTTACCAGGTAGTCCAAGTTATTTAACTGATGCATTTGACCCAAGTAATTTTCTAAAAACAAGAACGTTTGGACTAGCACCATCTAATACAACACTCACTATACAATATGCATATGGTGGTGGTTTAGATGATAATGTTAATTCAGGTGATATTACAGACATATCAAAGATAAGTTACGAAATACAAGATAGTTTATTATCAACAGCATTGGTTCAAGAATCAAAAAACTCTGTAGCTTTTACAAATCCAGAACCTGCTAAGGGTGGTTCTGCTGGTCAGACTGTTAGAGAAGTTAGAGAAGGTGCATTAGCACACTTTCAAGCTCAACAACGAAATGTTACCAAAGAAGATTATATTGTTAGAGCTTTTTCATTACCAGCAAAATATGGTTCTGTTTCAAAAGTTCATTTTGTACAAGATGACCAATTAAATAAATCAGCTGAAGTTGAAAACTTAGAAAGAACAATAACAGAAGCAGATATTGGTTCTACAGTATTATCTTTACAAACTAGTAGAATACCTAATCCTCTTGCTATGAATATGTATACTTTAGGATATGATGCTAACAAAAAATTAACTACATTAAGTAACACAACAAAAAATAATTTAAAAACATATTTATCACAGTTTAGAATGGTAACAGATGCTGTAAATATTAAGGATGCTTATATTATTAACCTAGCTGTTGATTTTGGAATATTAACAAAAATTGGATTCAATAAACAAGATGTACTTTTAAGGTGTGTTAATACAATAAAAGATTTCTTTGAAATTGAAAGAT